TCGCTGCTGACGCCTGTCTGGTCGCCTCATCTTTTGAAGCAGACGCCGATGATGCCGATGACGCCGCCGAACTGGCGGACGATGCGGCAGCCGTTTTTGAGGATTCTGCGCTGGTTTCCGACGCTTTCGCGTTCGTTTCGGATGTCTTCGCTGCGGAAGCAGACCTCGCTGCTGCGCTGGCCTGTTCAGTGGCTTCGCCAGCCTTCGTTGTGGCTGTTGAAGCGGATGATGCGGCGCTTTCTGCCGATTTTCCGGCGGCGGTGGCACTGACTGCTGCCTCCTCTGCCTTAATGGACGCCTCACGGGCCGATGATGCAGCTGCTGTCTCAGAGTCTGCCGCAGCTGAGGCGCTCTGTTCCGCTGCCGTTTCAGAAGACTTAGCATTCGTCTCGGACGTTTTTGCCGCCTTCACGGAATTTCCTGCCGCCGTTGCCGAGGAGGCTGCACTGCTGGCGCTTGTGGAGGCGTTCGTTTCTGATGATTTTGCCGCCTCTTTGGAGGCCGCCGCATCTCTGGCTGAAGTGGCGGCTTCTGACGCTTTCGTCGTCGCAGTGGATGCAGAAGTGGCTGCTGATTTTTGTGACGCTGCAGCATTCGTTTCTGACGTTTTCGCCGCACCGGCACTGGTGGCCGCCGCGCTTTTTGAGGACTCTGCAGCGGCAGCACTTTTTTCCGCNTGTTGAAGCGGATGATGCGGCGCTTTCTGCCGATTTTCCGGCGGCGGTGGCACTGGCTGAGGCCTGCCCGGCACTTGTTGACGCGGCGCTGGCAGACGACGCAGCCGCTGTTTTTGAGCCTGCCGCAGCTGAGGCACTCTGTCCCGCTGCCGTTTCAGAAGACCTGGCGTTCGTCTCGGACGTTTTGGCCGCCTTCGCAGAATTTGCAGCCGCCGTCGCCGAGGAAGCTGCGCTACTGGCGCTTGATGATGCGTTCGTTTCTGATGATTTTGCCGCCTCTTTTGAAGCCGACGCATCCCGGGCTGAGGTGGCAGCTTCTGACGCTTTCGTGGTCGCGGTGGATGCAGAAGTGGCTGCTGATTGTTGTGACGCTGCCGCATTCGTTTCTAACGTTTTCGCCGCACCGGCACTGGTAGCCGCCGCGCTTTTTGAGGACTCTGCAGCGGCAGCACTTTTTGAGGCTTCAGTGGCCTTTGTTGATGCCGTTCCTGCGCTGGAAGACGCTGACTGAGCCGACGAAGCGGCCTGTCCGGCTGACGTGCTGGCTGCACGTGCTGAATCTGCAGCATCAGTCGCATGGGTTGCCGCCTCACGGGCTGATGTGCTGGCATCGCTGGCTGATTTCTTCGCGGCTGCCGTGTTCTGTGCCACCGCGGACGCGTTANNNNGCGGCCTGTCCGGCTGACGTGCTGGCTGCACGCGCTGAGCCTGCAGCATCAGTCGCATGGGTTGCCGCCTCACGGGCAGATGTGCCGGCATCACTGGCTGACTTCTTCGCGGCTGCCGTGTTCTGTGCCACCGCGGACGCGTTACGCGCCACCTCTTCCACCATCAGCTCAAAACGGCGCAGTGCCTCCGGACGGGCATCATCCTCCGTCATGGCACCGAGAAAATCATTCAGCGTACCGGGTCGGGAATCTTCATACACGGTGATGGTCCCGGCATGTGACGGCGGGAATCCTTCCACCAACAGAATAACGCTGTACTGACCGTACTCAACGTCCATGCTGTAACGCCCGGCTTCATCCGGATTTTCTGAGGCCAGCGTGTTCACCACCACCGTGGTGCTGTTACGTTTTGCTTTCAGCTGGATTGTGCAGTTCTGTACCGGTTTTCCTGTGCCGTCTTTCAGTACACCTGAAATCTTTACTGCCATATTCACCCCACAAAAAAGCCCGCCTGAACCGGCGGGCTGTCATAACACTGTGTTACCTGGCTAATCAGAA